ATGAGCTCTGTATCAATGGTGACGGTTGAGCCTGCAAGCACAGAGAGCGCATCGGCCCATTTGATGGCCACGCCGCTCTGGCCGATGCCGGCCATGTAGACCGTGGCACCTGAGAGGCCGCTTAAGTTGGTCGGCAGGGTGATCCGGATCTTCGGCAAGGCCGCGAACCTGGTCGGGTTGACGATCGTGCCGAACTGATAGGTCTCATCCTGCGCGATCTTTCGGCCGGCATAATAGATTTCAGTGCCCAGAGATTTCTGCAGGATGATGTACCGCACCGGGTTGCCGGTTTGGAACGCCGCGGCCGCGTCAAGTTTAATCTGCGGCTGATCCAGGAACTGCTGCAGGCCGGCGCCGTCCGTTGTCGGATCCGATGACATGAGTGCCATCATGAAGCGGTCAGAGACGCCGCCGACAACCTCGAGGACGTGCCCGCCGGTCAGCGTCTGAAGCCATTCGAACTCAGAATCCGAAATCCTGATGATCTCAAACTGCATGGCGTTGATCTCGGCTTCTGAGTGCCCGGCCTTCCCGAACCAAAATTTAAAAGTCTCTTGCTGTGTTTCCGTGAACGCTGACAGCCGCCAGTATCTCCTTGCTGTCGCTGGCGTTTGCGCCGGCGCAACTGGGATAGAGATGGCCTCCTCGCCGGACTTATAAAAGCGCTGAGGCAGGCAGGTGAAAGTCACGTCAAAGACGCCGCTGTGGTACCTTGTGCCCAGCCTGTCCACCTTGATGCCTTCCCCGAGATATGCCATGCGGTACTCTTCAGGGTGAAATGTGTCTTCAAGTCTCACGTAACCCCGCAGGCTGCTGATATAAGCACGAAAAGAGTCGAACTCCGCAGTGAAGTCCGACTCAATCAGGCAATCGTTATATGTGACGGCGATATTCTTGAATCTGCCCTTGTCCATGAGCAGATCGCCGTCTCTGCCCGGAATGGTTATGGCCTCGACGTCACGCTCGGCGCCATTAAAAGCGCTGTCGCATGAGATCGTTATACCCCAGTCTGTCGAGGGGCGGCCGTTGATCACAAAATAGTTATCTTTGGCTCTTCTGATAAAGCTCATGCCGTAGCGCCTCGCATTCTGACCTGTCTATACAGTCTGTTGCTGACCGCATCCGCAAGCTGGTTGACATCCATGCCGGGGGATGCGTACACATTCATTGTTACGTTAAAGGGACTTCCCGCCACTGTAGCCGGAGCCTTGCCGAAGTCTGCCGCCGCCGCATTAACCATGGCATCGACGGAGCGATTGATCGCCACGACCGGCGCATCCTCTCTCTCGATACCTGCCGCGATGCCCTTCGGGATCCATTGACCGACCTCATCCGCGAAGACTCGGGAGGGCGAATGGATAGACAGCGCATTCTTGGCCGCGCTGAGGGCACGAGAAGCCAGTCCGCGCAGAGAGCTGAATAGACTGCCCGCCGCACCTGCAATACCGCTTACGATGCCTCGTATGATGCCACGGCCGAGGCTTCCCCAGTCGTACGAAGTGAAGGCAGAGGCCGCGTTTCGGATGGCCTGCGCCGCTGCTGAGATAATACGGGGAATCGCACTCACGATACCGCTCGCCACGCTGCCGAGCAGGCTGATGCCTCGCTGGAGCATGGACGGCGCCGCCTGTGCGAGCTGTACCAGCATCCGGGCGATCACTCGGGCGATAGCGCCCACGATGGCCGGCAGGTTGTTAATGATGCCGGTCGCAAGGTTCCCGATCAGACGGACGCCCGCCTGCAGGATGGTCGGCAGGTTATTCAAAATAAAGGTGATCAGCGTTGACATGATCGAGCCGATGGCGGAAATGATCGCCGGCAGGTTATTAAGCACGCCGTTAGCCAAATTGGTGATGATGTCCACGCCCTCGTTGAGCACTTCCGGCAGTTTGGCCGTCACGCCCTGCAGGAACGTGTCGAGGGACTGAGACGCGGACGTCAGCACGCTGGGCGCGCCCTGTATGATGCCGCCGAGAACCTGTCGCAGAATGTCGCCGCCGAGCTGTACTAACAACGGGAAGCCGGTCGCCACGATCTGCGGAACAGCAGAAATGATGTTCCCGATCATCGGAAACAGGTTATCAAGCAGAAACGTCCTTGTCGTCTCCATAAGCTGGCTGAGATTGGCCGTGATGTCCTCGCCAAGTGCGAGGTTTCCGAGGAAATTCTGCGCCGCCGCCTTCATGGCTGCCATGGATCCGCTGAAAGTCTGCGCCGCTTCCTTCGATGTCGTGCCGGTGATGCCCATCTCTTCCTGCACCACATGAATGGCCTCATACACATCGTCGAGGCTGCTCATATCATACTTGATGCCGGACAGCTTCGAGGCGTCGTCAAGGAGCCGCTGCATCTCTTCCTTTGTGCCGCCGTAACCGAGCTTAAGGTTATCGAGCATGGCGTAGTTTTGCTTGGCAAATCCCTGGTACGCGTTCTGTATACTGCCGATGTCCGTGCCCATCTTGTTGGCGTTGTCGGACATGTCAATGATAGCCTGATTCGCCGCTTCGGCAGCGGCCGCCGTATCGCCGCCCAATGACTGCAGTAGGGAGGCAGAGAAGCTCGTCGCCTGCTCCATGTACTGATTGGCGCTCAGTCCTGCGGTCTTATACGCCTCGCTCGCATACTGCCGCACCGTGTCGGCGCTATCCTTAAACAGCGTCTCAATGCCGCCAATGCTCTGCTGGAGCGCCGCGCCCTCAGAGATTGACGCGCTGACGGCTTTCCCGATGGCCGCCGCGCCGATCGCGCCAATGGCCGCCCCTGCGAGTGCCCGGCCGATCGCAAGCCCGCCGGCTTTTCCTGCCGCGGTGGCCTCGCCGCCGATCGCTGTCGTTATTTTTCCTTTGATGCCTTCGGCAGATGGGATGATCTGCACGTAGGCTTTGCCGAGGTCAGGCATTGTCGCCCTCCTTCCTCAAAATCTTAGTAAGTATATCGCGCCGCGCGGCCTCAAACTCTTCAGCCGTGTTAAAGCCCAGCTCCGCCCGCTCTGCCTTCATACTCTTGTATCCGGCCATCATCATGGGCGCGAGCTGTTCAGGCGGCTGTGCGCCGTCCTGAGCCGCTTTGGAACGCGACCACTGAAGCCACTGGAGCAAGTCAAGGATACGAGTGAGCAGAAAGGTGTCATATGGCACGGTCAGGCCCGCAAGCCGGGACTTGATCCGCGAGTTGCTCCTCAGCCCCGCCGACAGCCGCGCAAGCGTTGGGAGCGGAACCTGCTCGAAGTCGTATATTCGGTACGTTTCGGCGAGGTCGCACTCCCATGCGTCTTGGTCGGTGGCCATCATCTCGGCGAGGCTCAGGTATTTTTTAACGCCTTGTCCTCGCTTTCGCTCGCGATTCTGATGATCTCACTCAGTTCTGCATATAAGATGTCGATCGGGACGCGGCCCTCATGCTCAGCGGCAAGATGGTCGTAGAAGCGGCCTTCCTGTTCAGCGTCACAGAAGGTAGCAGACACGAGTGCCAGCGCGCCATCTGCCTGCTTGTCCTCGTCCGCAGATTTCAGATCTCTGTACGCTCTGATGAATCGAAAGTCGTTTTTGACCCCGTCCGGGATCTCAAACTCGAAGCCGGATGATGTAACGCCCTTAACCATACGCTTACGCCTCTACGATATAGCGGATGGAAGTGTCGCCGTTCTCGTCCGGAAATGCGCTCAGGGTCAGGTCGTAGCCGACGGCATCGCCGTCAGAATAGACGACGTCGCCCAGCTCTGTAACCTTGGCGCAGGGGATCACGATGCGCTCCAGCGCGCCGCGCATAACCATATCGATAACCCAAGAGTGCTCTTCCAGCTCGGTGGCGTTGGTCTTGACCGTGATGCCGGTGTTAAGCGCGCCGCTTACGTTGGTGTCGCCATACTGGAGCTTCATAACATCCGCACTGAGCACCTCGAGCAGTTTAAACTTGTATGTGTCTGTTTTCTCGGTCTGAGTCGTCAGGACGGAGTCGCCGCCCCACGCCTTGATTTCGGCGTTCTCCCTGGAATTGGAATTAGTCAGACCATCCTCGGACACATAGCCCACACCCTTGAAAGCCGCGTTGAGAGTCTCGGTGGCATTCTCCGGCAGGGTGGTGCCGATGGGCGCATAATACATGGCGCCCTGAATCTTGGGCTTTCCGGCTGTAACATTGCTAACATTGTTGGCCATTGTTATGCCTCCTCATATCAATAATAGACGATGTCAAAGAGGGCGCCGTAGCGGTACTCCTTCACTGACAGGTCCGTGTCATTATAGTTGCTGTTAAGGCGGCAGGAAGCCACCATATCGGACGCGGCAAACCCGTCCATACATTCCAGCAGGTCCTCATTAAGCACCTGCACCTCCGCCAGTGACGGCCCGTAGATATAGACCACGATGGAAGCCGTCCGCAGGCGGTTAACCTCTGAACCGCCGACCCGTGTCACCACGGCGAAGGACTCCGGGCGTTCTGCCGGTACTTCACCATAGGCCGGCACGTCCATGTTGTCATTCAGATAACCAACGATTAACGCCTCTATGGTCATACCCTCACGCTCCCTAATGCCTTCTGTAGTGTCTGGTTTTTGCGGTTCAGTGCCCGGGCCTTGGGCGTATCGGCGTACACAAGGGCCTGCGCACGCGTCCGGCCTACGCCGGTAGTAAGCGAGTAGCCATCGCCTGCCGCGCTCTGCACGGCCCTTCCTGCGCCGTTGATGATGCTCTGCATCTCACTGCCCTGCATCAACTCCTTGACGCCTGCCCGGTCCAGCTCAAATTTAAACTTGTTAGCCATCTAAAAGCTCCACCTTGACCTTTCTGTTCCACGCGAGCGGGACGTTGGCCTCGATGTACTCCCTCGGCATCCCAAATGTACCGAATGATTCGCCAAAAAAGTCCACCCTGGTGTCCGTCCAGTTGTGCGTGTCGCCCTTGGGGATGCAGAGCTCATAGACGAGCCGCTTGCCGTACAGCCGGAAATCCTCAGCAATAGCCGCAGAATCCTGCGGTGTTACGAGGACGTTGCTCACGGTGACTGGCGTCTGTTCATAGACCGGCGCGTTCAAGGCATCTACGCCCGTCTGCCGCTTCTCGTACAGAATCACATCTATGCCCTTAATCATGTACTGTCATCTCCTGTACGGGACTGTAAGAGCCGATAGCGTTGCCGAGACCCAGCAGCTTGCGCTCTGCCTTGGCGATGTACAGCTCACCGGACGAGCCGCCGCCGATAGTCCACGACTGGGCGTAGCCGCCTGCAGAGATGGACCCCTGCGTTGCTCCGATCGGCAGGGCCTGCATGCTGTCGGCGTCACCGATGGCACGCCGCACCATTCGGCAGGATACCAGCCGGAGCACATCCGGCAGGGCTATCGTGTTGGTAGCGTCAATCATGATCGCCGCCTCGTTGAGCAGTGCCTCTGCCCTTGCCTTCTCGTCTGCGTCGAGCGTCCGGAACCCGGCCTCGACATCCCTCACGGTTGCATATGCCATCAGGTACCGCCTCCCCTACTTGCTCTTGGCGGCTTTCGGCTTGCGGGCAGGCTTAGCCGGCGCAGGCTCAGCGGCCAGCTTGTGGCCAGCCGCGAGATACTCCTGCAGACGGTCCTCAGCTACCCACATATCGGTGCCGGTGCCGCAGTTAATCAGCTTAATCATCATGCTTTTGTCAGCAGGTTAAAGACGTTGGTGTCAGCGCGGAAACCGACCTCGATCTCTGCCCTGACGGCTACCATGTTCTGCTGCCACAAGTTGATGGTTGCATTGCCTGCGGTGAGAGTGGCCGTGTCTGTGAAGGCAATCTCGACACCCTCGACAGTGCCGTACATGGCCTGCGTCCAGTCACCGGCAACGCCGACAATATTCGGAGTGCCTGCCTTGTACAGAGCTTTGTTGAAGTAGGTCGGAACGCCCAGCACGCGATTAACCACGCCCTCGTTTGCGGACGCAAGGAAGAGCGGACGCTTGGAACCATCGACTGCAGAGAGCAGGATGCCGCGGCCCTGAGCGGAGAAGGCGAAGCCGTTAAGCACGCCGCCATTGACCGCGATGTCTGTATCTGCAGCCACAAGGCCGGCATATGCGTCTGTGTCAATCGCCTGCTGTGTACAGCCTGCGAGGGTATCGAAGTTGGTGCCCGGCACAGGAGTGCCGCCGATCACTGTGCTATCAAAGACAGCGGCAAGCGCGCCCGGCAGACGGGATACAAGAGCATCATAGAGCGCAGCGGCATCGCGGACAAACTCCTTAGAGAAGGTCTCGATGACGGCGATCTTGTACGCCTGCATGAGCTTGGTGTTAAGCGTGGCGTTGCTTACCGGCTTAGCGGCAGTCTCAGCCACCCAAGCGGCAGTCGGGTCGCCGGTGATAACCGGGATCGTCAGGCCGCGGCCCGGCAGTGTTACCTGTCTTGCGAGTCTCATGATCGCAGACTCTTCCTGTGTCTTCTGAAGGATCTCGCCGCTAACCTCAGACGGCAGGGTGATGGTTGTAGTTCTGTTGATGTCAGCCATTGTTAAGCCTCCTATTTCATATTCGAATTGAACCAGTCGGCGAACTGATCACGAGTCGTGCCGCCGGTGGCTCGGTGGGTGGGTTCTCCGGCATCCTTAACTTTCGGATAGCTTCCGGGTTTTGCAAAATCGATAATGCCCTGGGCCTGTGCCTTGCACTCTTCCTCTGTCGTCCCTGATAGCAGGGACATGGGCACGCCAGTCTCCGCAGAAATCTTCTCTCGCATCTGCCGGAGCTTGTCCGCGGTGGTCATGGCGTCCAGCTTTGCCTGCAGTTCCGCGGCGCGCTCCTGCGCCTTCTGCAGTTCGCTCTTTTCAGCCTCCAGTGACGCGTCATACTTTTCGGCCTTCTCCTTGAGCTCCTCAAAACCTGCATAGCGTTCGCGCTCGCGGTTCAGACGGTCAACGACGATGGCATTGACTTCCGCCTGCGTGAACATCTTGCCGGTCTGCTGGTCGTTGTTATCGGTTGCCGGTGTCTTGCTTTCCTGATTCACAGTTTCACTCATGTTACAAACCTCCTGAGAGTTAATCCGCGTTTAAGGCACGCGTTGCCATGCTCAAAGCCTTTTAGGCCTGTTCATCTAGTTCTGATTCCATCGCGCGCCGCTGGGCGTAACTGGCCCTTTTCTGCGCGTTGATGCGGTCCTTATCCTCAGCGTAGAACTCGCGTCGCATCGAATTGAGTTTATCCTGCCACTTCGTGCCGTCCGCGCCTTCGTACATGTCAAGGTAGCGGTCGGGGTCGTAGCCTTCCACGTCGTCGCGCTCGGAGAAGCGGATGGCATAGGCGCAGTCGCAATTGGCATGGATGTGTTCGGCGTGGCCGTCCTTCATGGCCTTCTTTCCCTGCCTCTGCCAACCTCGCGAGGCCAGCATGATACAGAACGCGCAGGTATCGCCGCGCGGGATCCATGCAAACTGCGCGCCGTCCCTGTCAGCGTTCTGCAGGGTGGTATCTGCCGCCACTTGCTTCACAAGCCTGCCGACTGATTGCTGGATGTACTGCGGCGACTGTTTCGCGGATCCATAAACAGCCTTGGCCGTTTCGGCGTAGGTGGCTGTCGGGGCAGGCTGAGCCGCGGCAATGGCCAGCCGCTCCGCGGATGTCATCGCCCAATAGGCCGCCATGTTGTCGTACATCTCGCAGGCAAGCGCTCCGGCGGCTTCCCCGTATTTGGTGGCGAGGCCGTAGGCGAAATCGATCATCTTTTGGTCGACCTCGTAACCGTTCCGGAGGACATACTGCTGCATGAGCAGGGCGGCCTTGTCGCTTATCTGCCGGAGCTTATCCGTGTATCTCTTCCATTCGATAGCCGTGATATGCACCTTTTAAGCCTCCCTGAACTCATCCTCGAGGACGCTTAGCCCGCGCGCCCGTGTTTCCTGGGCCTTGATTCGGCGGATATCTGCCTGGTCGAAACCGATCATCTCCAAAAACGTGTCAGTGCCTGCGAACGCCTGCCGGGCCGTCGCGATCTTGATCGCCGCATCTGCGGTCACACTGACGGACGGCATCGCCGGGTTCTTGAAGTGGGCCATGATGTTGCGGTCTTCTGCGCTGAGCTTGTCGATGGTGGTATGCTGAGCGATGGCCAGCGCCATGACGGCGATCATGTAGAGGGCGTCGGCGTTGCACGCGTTCAACTGTTCAGCCATAGTAACCAGCGTCTGAGACTGCGCGAGGATCGCATCCGAACTCGTGGGGTTCGCGTCGTTGACGATGCCGACATCTGTCACGGTGAGGCCAGTGGAAGCCGAGAACTGAGTAGCAAGCAGGCGCACCATTTCGACATGGGGCGTGATGCTTCCCTGCGCCAACTGCCCGAATGTCGGCTTCTCGCCCGTCTCCGGGTTGGTCGTGGACGCCAGTATGTTGCCGATGTATTGCTTGAATTTCTGATTGATGATGGCATCGTATTGCTCATCCGTTACGCCCAGCAGATACTTCTGCGGGGCCGTCGAGAACTCAAGGCCGATGGTGGCGTTGGCGATCGTGCGGACGTAGCTGTCAATCAGGCGCCGTACCGGAGCCTTAAGGCGTGAGCGGCCGAAGGGTTTATTGGTGGTAGCGTTCCAGATCATGGGCTCCATGAGCGGGCGGCCCATGCCATGCGGATGCCTCTCTGCCGTCCATCTCCAGTGGTCGCGCCGGAGCACCCACACGTCTGTATCCGTGTACAGATTGACAAGGCCGGGTTTCCAAGTGCCCTTGTCGAGCTCGTCGCGCATTGTGTCAATGATCGCAAGGCCACACCGTATCCTGCCCTTCTCACCGTCCCACAGGGCCGCGGCCATCTTGGGAGAGTGGAAGCGGATGCGGCATCCGACCTCATCGTCGGCGGACAGCGTGGCGAACGTACAGCCGTATTTCAGTTCGTCGCGGCAGGCCTTGGTGTACTCCGTCCTCAGGCGGTTCGCTGTCATAATTGCCGCGAGGGCCGCGGCATCCTCGCCGCCTGCGCTGACATAGCCGTCAAACATTGACCGCCCCGCGAGCACGTCCACGGCCTTGGCGCCCCAGTCGCAGCCGATCTCGAGGCCGCGCAGGCCATCCGGCAGGGCGATGCCGAGGTTAACATCTCCGAGGGTTACGTGGCCCTCGTAATACTTCTCTTTGATGATGTTCCGGCTCTCGTGGTAGTTGAAGACTTCCACGAGCTCGCAGAGCATCTCGATCTCATCCGGCCCGAGCCCCTGCGCCCTGGCCATCTCTGCAGTTAACTGCATGTTGCACCTCCTGTAAGTGTGCGCCCCAGAGTGCGAGGGCGGCTAAACCTCTATCCTATACGCATCTTGCGGGCCGGGTCGCGCTTCGACGTCCGACAGCCCCACAGAGCAAGCGCGCAGGCCTCGATCGGCCCGGCATTGTCGCCGCCGATGCCCCAGCCACCCGCTATGCCTCTCTTGGTAGATGTGGTGGCCGAGTCGTTCAAGTCTGCATCCGGCTTATACCATGTTACTGTGCGCTCACTGAGCTCGTCAGAGAGCAGGCTGACGGCCGCCACCATATCCTTGGCGGACGGTCTCACGATGGAGCCCTTAATCCGCCATACTTCGGCGATCCGATCGACAAGCAGGTCGACACCGTTGCGACCATCGATGACCACGCAGGCCGCCTGCCGGTAGCGCTCGTTGAGCCATTCAACGAGCCAGCGGATGCCGCGGGAAGTCGGCCGCCTGTCTATCAGGCTGATACGCGCGGGGCCGTCTGAGGGGCACACAGCGCCACACAGGACGACCTCCGAGCCGTCAGCGGAAAACTTGACGCCGTACGCCGTCTTGCCCTGCGGCTTAAGTGCCTCGGATGCGCAGGCCGCCCACGCCTGCCCGTCAATGGCCAGCTCGACCTTTTGGACCGCGACAGGCGACCACCAGCCCAGCCGCTCGCGGGCGAAACCATCAAGCCGCATTGTGTCGTATTCGTTGGCCACTGTCTTTTCTGCGATTCTATACCCCATCGCCGGGTTAGTTTGGTAGGCAAGCTCCACGGCCGTGGCCTTGTCCGGGATCGCTTCAGCAAGGTTAGTCGCTTCTAGGGCCCATTCGAGCCACCATAGCGCGAAGTCATCCGATACATGGGCAGAATCGTGCATCTGTTTAAACACTGTCCCATTGCACGATGGCCCAGGCGGGGTTCCTATGTAAATTTGCTGAGGCATCAGGCTCAAGTCCTGCGCGTCTGACGATGCGGACACCGTCGGTAGCATACCCTCCTGCTGGTCTGCTGTCAGCTCCTGCGCTTCGTCAATGATGATTACAGAAAAGGTGCCGCCCCTGGCTCCGCTGTTCGTCCTCGTAGCAAACTCTATGCATCCACCCTTATGGATGACGCCATCATCGTCTTTCCAGTCCTTAAAATAAAAGCCCTCGTAACCGCGGGCGTGACTGATACTCTTTATGTCATTGGCGAAGTCCGGGAACCGTTCGGGATTTTCAAACAGTTCGCATAGTGCCATAAACATCTTTTTTGTTGTTGAGCTATGGTGGGCAGAATAGAGCACATCGCGATGCTCAAATACGCCCATGTATACCGCATAAAACCGCGCCGAGTAGCTTTTGCCATTCTGTCGCGGTTTAGATATGCCTATCGTTGGCGCCGCCGGCGACCCGTCTGCATTCCTTGCGAGCATCAGTTCAAACTCGTACAGCTGAGCCGGATAAAATGTCGCTCCACCGTCTTCTGCGAACATCTCCGCCACATCTGCGCTCATTGAGTAGGCATAAGAGCCGACGCGCTCGAACGTGGGGCACTGGTTACCGGTTCTCATGCTTCCTCTTCAGACGGTCGTGTTTTGATTCTTTGATTGCAGACGGATCCGGCAGGGCCTCGAGCTCTGCCATGACTTCCATTAGTCTCTTTGAATTTGCGGCCATGTCTCTGCCGCTGTCACAATTATCGATTGTCTCCGCCAGCTTATCGCGGAGAGCAATCAGTGTGGCCCGTTTGTCGCCACTCTTTGCGGCTTCTACAAGGTTCATCTTGCACCTCCACTCAGTCTGTCGCATTTCCCGGAATTGCAGGCCATGTGTGCAAGCTGGACGTTGTCCCACGTATGAGTGCCGCCTCTCGACAATGGGATTATGTGGTCAAGGGTCGGATATAGCCGCCCGATGTGGCCGTTTGTTATGTCGTTTTCATCGACCGACTTGCCGCAAATTCTGCAAACGCCGGCGTCTCGTTCGATGAGCGCTTTCAGTGTTATGGACTCGTCAAAAGTCTTACATCCATACCGCAATGCGCGCCGTTTCCAGTGCCCGCCACATCCCCTGGAGTCTATCTCGATGCCAAGCGCTTTCGCCCGTCTCCAGACTCGCTCCTCGCTCATGTCATGTTTAACAGCGATCTCGCGAACCGTCTTAGTTCTTGCCTCGACAGCCAGCTCCAAATCGCTTATTTTTGCGGTCGACTGATTCCGCCCGTTATAATCCCGTCCTGTCAGCTTTATGCCGGCACGGCGTACAGCGCGCGCGACTGTCTCACGGCTAACGTCCAATTCTGCCGCCGCTTTATTCTGCGACTTGTATTTAAGATAATAAGCGACCAGCTCTGCATCCGTATACAAATGCCTTTTGCTGTAGTAATTGTCTCCCATGATTACCGCCTTCCGTAATCCGCCTAATAAAAAAAGGCTCGGAAGGGAGTAGGCATCTCCCGTGTCGTGTTGCAATCACTATCCGAGCCATAGTTTCAAGTGTGGAAAAACGCTTTCACAGCGTACGGCGCTGGACCGTGT